CAAATAACGCTGAATACCTATCGGCTAATATCTCAGTCGAGCTAGAAATAACTATTTAGAAAGGTCATCAAATGACTAACACAAGAATTGTCGCAGAGAACATCAAGTTCCTTATTGCAGATGTTGAATACGCCTGCGCTGCCACTATGGTAGAGCTAACCCTAGGAGATGCTCCTGGAGATGTTCAGACCTTTTGTGAGCAGCGAGTAGGTGGAGAGTGGGCTCTAGGGCTAGAAGGTGTCACATCAGGTGATGCAGACTCTCTTTACAGAGTTCTGTGGGCTAACTTTGGGACTACTGCAACTTTCGTAATTGCACCTAATGGAAACGCAGCAGCTAGTACCTCAGAACCTCACTATTCAGGCGTGGTCAAGTTCAACGAGATTCCACCGCTAAGCCTAAACAGTAATGAAACCTCAACCTTCTCGGTGACCCTTAGAGTTGTAACTACACCTAACGATCCTGATAGCTCAGAGTTCTATGGGGTTACAGTAGTAACTGCCTAATCATGGCTGTTCAGCCGGGGGTAAAGTAACGAATCTGCGAGAGATAAATAAAGCTCTTGCAGCAGTTGGAGTGCCGAAAGATGCTGTTAAAGCCGCTGGAAAAGAATCCGGTGAGATTGTAGCAAACGAGGCACGCACCTTAGTCCCGGTTCGTACAGGCGCGCTAAGGGACAGTATTAGAGTTGGCGCTACTGCTCGAGGTAAAATTACAATTCTTGCAGGTAATAACAGGAGCGGTAGATCAGGTGTTCCCTACGCTAACCCTATTCATTGGGGTTGGTTCAAGAGACATATAGCGCCGCAGCCCTTCTTTGCCAAAGCCCTGGGCTACACTAGAGAAGAGATTTACGATACTTACTTCAGGCAACTTGAAGAACTTATAACTCAAGAGTACGCAAAATCAAAAATAACATAAGGACACAGAATGATAAATTTTGAAGAAATGACACTAGGCGAAATTGAAGAAATAGAGCTTCTAATTGGCAGGAGCGTAGATGAGGTTTTCGCAGACGGTCAGCCTAAGGGCAGAGCGCTTCGAGTTCTCTACTTTGTAGCCATGAAAAGAGATAACCCTGAATACAAGTTCGAGGACACAGAGAAAGTATCACAGGCAGAGGCGCTAAAGATTCTAGCTGGTACTGACCCAAAAGAAAACAAGTAGCAGATCATAATGCTAAAAAAATGGCAAGGTTCGTACTGGCTACAGGAATGCAGCCTAGCGAATACCGGAATCTAACTACTAAAGAGTATTCGGCTTTTGTAAGTGAGATAAACAGGAGAGACAAATGAGCTTAGTCCTAAATGTAGAGATACTGGGAGAGTATAAAAATCTCGCTAAGGCTACTAAAGGCGCTCAAGGCTCTTTCGATAAACTAGGCGCTAACTTTGCCAAAGTAGGCAAGAACATAGCAAAGGTTACTGCTGGTATTGCTATTGGCTTAGGTGCTGCAATAGCCTCACAGATAAAGCCTGCGATAGATGCTGCTAGTGATCTCTCAGAAGGTATAAACGCGGTAAATGTATCGTTCGGAGATGCCGCAGAAGGCATTTTAGAACTAGGCGAGAACGCAGCTAGGGGCTTAGGACTCAGCAAGACGGAGCTCTTCGGCATAGCTACTCAGTTCTCTAGTTTCGCTGGAACTATCGCCGGAGAAGGCGGAAACATTGTCCAGGTGGTTGATGAAATCTCTCAGCGCGGTGCAGACTTTGCCTCAGTATTCAACCTAGAGGTAGGCGATGCACTAGGCAAGTTTCAATCGGGACTAGCAGGGCAATCAGAGCCACTTAGAAACTACGGCATAGACCTAAGCGCGGCTACAGTCTTGGCTCACGCACTAGAGACAGGCATCTTCGATGGTGTAGGCGCTATGACAGAGAGCGAGAAAGTACAGGCTCGCTATAGCTCTCTTATGGAGCAGACAGATAAAGTTGCAGGAGACTTTGCTAACACCTCAGACGGCTTAGCTAATCAGCAGCGGATACTAAAGGCAACCCTAGAGGACACTCGCGCAGAGATAGGCGAGAAGTTCATGCCAATAATGCAGGACATACAAACCTTTATCTTAGAAAAGGTTATTCCGGCATTCACTAATTTCTGGGAAGAGCTAATAGATCCTAATGGTGAGGCACAAAGTCAGCTAGGCGCTACAGGTGAAGCCATGACCAAATTCGCAGAGACTTTCGGAATAGCCTCTAATGACATTACTTCGCAGCAGGTGTTCAAGTGGATAGGAGACAGCGTAATTAGCACTATTAAAATGCTTACTCACCTAAGTGTATTTACGCAGGAAGTTTTCGCAGGTTTAGAAATGGCGTTCCGCACCGAGTCGGGCGTAAACAATTTTGGCACGAACATAGAAGGAATAAAAAGAATAGCTAACGCAGGTAGTACTGCACAGGCGGCAGCAGATGCAATCAAGTTTGCTCCAGATATTACATCTGGTAGAGGAAACGAATCTCGACTAGGAAACTCAGCGCCTAAGCAGAGATTCAACCAATTCGGCGCGCCAATAACCGTAAACATCAACCGGGCAAAGGTAGATGCTCAGGATCTAATAGATGACATTAACGCCAAGTTGCGCTCACAGGGAGGGACTAGCCTACTTCGATGAGCCTTCTAACCGACTTCGACATAGCAACAGACCTCAAGGTTGAGTTCTACATACCTAATGATGCCGACAATCTTTTCATTATAGGAGTGTCAGATATAGGCGGCACTAACGTTCTTGCCGGGGCAGGTTGGTTTATTATCGGCGTTAGCGAAATCGGCGGCACAGATGTTCTAGCAGAAGGGGAATACGCCTTCGACTGGCAAGACCTTAATTGCGAGACTTCTCGAGTTGTAACCGCTTTAGGTGGACAGGTTGAAAACATGACCTACTTCTTAGCGACACCTTCTAGCGCTCAGATACAGCTACAGTCATACACCTATGACCCTACAAACAACAGGACAATTAGACCTGGCACTCCGGTCAGGGTCAGGCTAAACAGAGGTGAACTAGACTTTGTGATCTATAGAGGCTACATAGACACTCTAGATGTTTCTTACACGATAGACGGACTCAACCTAATAAACATAACTGCACTCGATAGCTTTAGGCAGGTAGTCAATACAAGACTTGCAGAGTTCGACACAACTACAGACTTCCCAGAAGGTTACGCTTCCCCTACGAGGTTATAGAGAAGGTTGCAGAGGGCTTTGGAACAAGTATGAATGCGCTTAGCACCGAGAGTCCAGGCAAGATACCTAGCGTATTAGTTACAGACGTTATACCAAACGTAATAATGACAGATGCCATACAAGTCGGGCTAGGGTTCTTTTGGATAGATCCAGCGACAGAAGAATTTGTATTCATACCTAGACCTGCAATAGGAGCAATACCAGAAGGTACTTATACTGTTGGAAACTCGCATGAAGATGAATTTCATCTATGCATGAATGACCTAACAGTAAACGCCGATTATGACGATGTCTATAACTCGCTCCGGGTTGCACTAAAGAGCGATGATGCAACCTATGTTCTAAGAACAGACCCGGACTCGATAGACCTTTACGATGTTTCCGCGCTCGATGTTCAGATAAATACAACAGACATAGACGAACTAAATGTCTGGGCAGACAGAGTGTTTACTCAGTCCCCTACTAGACTTGTAAAGAGCGTAGAGACTCCGGCACTAGACCGCTCTGGCAACCTTACACATGCAGCAGAGATTCTCCCTGGAGAGCTTATAGGCGTGAAGTATGAGACTAGCGACATGAACATAGACACTTACTATTCTGTCTCAAGGGTGAGCCACTTCGTGACAGCAGACAATTGGTTTACTACACTAGAACTATGGAAAGAGGCATAAATGGCATACAAGACATTCGCTAACGGATTCCCACTTCCGGCAAGCGATCTAAACAACTTCCTAATGAATCAGAGCGTTATCGTCTTTGCAGATTCAGCAGCTAGAACCACTGCAATCCCTAGCCCGGTAACAGGAATGCTCACTTACCTCGAGGACACTAACGCCTACGAGAGCTGGAACGGCTCGGCTTTTGTAAACATAAACGACAACACAGACGCAATCCCTAAAAGCACCGTAACAACAGCGCAAGACCTAATAGTTGCAGACGGCGCTAGTTCGGTAACTCGCTTAGGTGTTGGCACAGATGATCAGGTTCTTAGTGTTGTTGCCGGAGCAGTTGCTTGGGCAGATGCTGGCGGTGGCGGCGGCGGTAATTACTACAACATCACAGCGGCAGGGACTTACACAGTAGATCTAGAGGCAGGGCTGTATAATGTTGTTTCTACTTCTGAAGTTAAAGTAAATGGTGTATTAGTACAAGGCAATTTAGGCTTAGTCAATTATCCTTCTGGTGTTAACCGCCATAGTTGTTGATGCAGGAGGTGTTACTTGGACTAATCGTACATCTCAATTTGGAGCTTCTGCTATTCGAGATATAGCCTATGGAAGTGCGAAATTTGTTGCCGTTGGTGATTCTGGAAAACTTACAAATTCAAACAATGGAATTGACTGGACTACACGCACATCAGGTTTTGGGACTACTGGAATCTGGAACGTGACTTACGGTGATGGACTCTATGTTGCTGTTGGTGATTCTGGAAAAATGACTACTTCAACCGACTCTATTGCTTGGACTACACGCACATCAGGTTTTGGGACTACTACGATTTATGGCGTAACTTACGGCAATGCTCTTTATGTTGCTGTTGGTGATCTTGGAACAATTACT